GCGAGTTCTGTCTGTAACTCATCGAGGCGGCGCTGCATCTCGGCAACTGCTTCGTGAGAAAGAACATGCTGATCCTTGCTTTCCCCTTTAGGCGGGGTTTCCTGTGTGTCTGCCATACGTATACCTTTAGGCTGGTATTGCCAAGAGACGGGATTAGTCGCCCGTCATTCGACGATGCCGCGTTTGCGGCTCTGCCGCAATGTTATGCGGCGCAATTTCCAATGTCAACGGCCAAAATGTGAAATGCAGTAGTATACGTATTGCAGCCGCGAATGCGTTCTGCGTGCGATTTCCTTCGGCGTCATTCCGCCGGTTTTGTACAACTCGACAATCGTTTTGCGCTTCGTTTGCGGTCGCTTGCAAATGTAGACAGCATCACCACCAAGCTCTTGGCATACGCATGTCAATGCGCGTTGCACGGTGCTTTCGCCACGTTCTATTTTTTCCATCGCTTCCCTTATTACCCGAACGGCTTCGTTCTCGTGCTCAACGCATGTGTGCATGGTTCACCCCTATTCATGAATCGCTACTATTCGCCCGCGCCCTCCTCGCGGCCCTTTCTCACGTTCTAATCGTATCGGTTTTTCTGTCACCTTCTCAGGTGTGACAAGCAAGCACTGGCAGTGCGGCCCGCAAACGGTGTGACCGCTACCTGGCAATCCGCTCTCCAGCCACTCGCCCATTGTTTTCTTCGTTCCATGCAGCGCTGCGCAATCAACGCACACGTTGTTAGACACGGCCTGCCATACGTATTCCCTAGACAGATCCCCCCCGCTGTCATTCCACATGTCGTTCAGTACCGAACCAGCCTGCACCACGGCATCCACGGCGTTGCTGGCGTGACTTTTGATGGTGTTCAGCGCAATTTCGATTTGCTCTGCCAACTGTTTTGCCGACCAGCCAAGCGCTTTGGCCTTGCGCTTCATTTGCGCGATGTCGGCCTCGACCATTTTTGCGTGCGTCAGCAGGTCGCCAAGACTCGCACCAATTTCGAGGGATAGTCGCCGGCGCACCAATTGCACGGCGTTGGTTGCGGCTGCGGTTGCAACTGCTTCGGTCGCGCCCTCGACGGCTGCGTTTGCAATAGCGCCGCCAACGCCAACGGCTGCAACCTTCTTGGCAATCTCACCTTCGCGTTCTGGCATTGGCCTTTCTCACCTCGCGTTCCATTACTTTGTCGGCCCAAGCAAAAACTTCTTTTGCTGCGTATGCGATGCAGTCGTCTTCGATGGTTTGGCCCCTGCTCCCCGGCTGATCTTCGCGAAACACGTCGCGCGGCGGGATGTTCCGTTCCGGTACACCAACGGTAAATGCTTCCTGCGCTTTCTCACTCCGCCCGTCGCTGTATACGGTATACTGCTCTTTACCAGACTGCACAAACTTGAAGCCCCACTTGAACAGCCCAAAGTGTGACAGCGGAATATACCGCTGCCCGCGTTTTGTCTTACGCCGGTACGCTTTCGTGCTCTCGGCTAACTCATGCCCGAACGGCGGATGCTTGAAAACGTTGCCGGTGATGTTTTTTCGAATTGCCAATATGACCCTCCGGCAGCAGTGCTTCAATATCTTATCGACGTTCAGTTTTATCATTCGACAAGCTCCGCCTTGACTTCGTGCGCTTCGGCAACCGATGAGTGTCCGCCGTCAATGGCAATGCCCCACTGCAATATGACGTTTTCGATGTCGCTCGTGATGTTCAGCTTGTCCGCTGTCTTGCCAAACATGCGGTCGGTGACTTGCCGGATCGCTTCGGTCTTGCCGTCCCACGCCATGCGCAATAGCATGTGAATGTGTAGTGTGCCGATTGACGTCTTTACCGGATCGAGGCCGCACTCGGTACACTTTTCAGCGAAGTAAGCATTACTGCTGCACGCCATATTGCGCACGCTCTCAAACTCGCGCTCAAGCCGATCGCGTTTGCGCGTCTGCATACGCATTCCGCCAGATGCTGTGACCGGATTGTCACCGCCCCGCGCTTCTGCACTCACTGCGTTTTTCTTCACTTGAAAACCTCGCGGACTGCTTCAAGCATGATCGTCAGCACGACCGCTTCAATCCACGCGTTCACATAGCCATACCCAAGCGCGCTCGCCTTGCGTATGTCAAACGTTTTTTCAAACGCCGCGTCTATGCGGTCGGCATATGTGTTTTTGATGTCGTTATCGCGGTTTAGGCGTTCAATCATGTTTCCTGCCCGAGTATGCTGTTCACGGCTTGCGCGATTCCGTACTCGTCGGACACTTCCTTGTATCGCCGGATGTTCTCAATTGCGATTTGTTCGGCTTCTTTGTCGCTCTTTGTGGCGTACTCTGGGTTTACAGCACGCACCAACTCGCCAAGGCTCACGATGCCGTTTTTCAGAACGTTTGCGGCGTTGGCGATGACGGCATCTGGCAACGCGGAGAATCGCAGCGTCAAGCTCTTTGCTTGTTCTTCTATGGCCTTGTTCTGCGTTTCTTTTGACAGAACTTTGCGGCGGACAAATCCGGTAAACTTGTCCATGTACAGCGTCGCGTTCCGCAGCAGTGCATACCGCTCCAATTCGGCAATGTCGTCGTTCATCGAATTGATGTCATACTGTAGCGGATATTCGAGCGTGATTTGGTTGAGAAGTTCCGGTCGCCCGATAAATGCGCACATTGCCGACCACATATTCTGCTCGAACGTATGCACGGCATCGGCGATGATCGAAACCTTGTCGCGCTGCTCGTGACGCTCTTCAGAGATAGCGGCCCCGGATTTTCGGTTGTCCACCAACTCAGTTTGCGTCGGTTTGACGCCGGCAACAACAAACAGGTCGCGTATCAGCTTTGTGCTCTCGCTGCGAAACTGCTCGAACAGTGTCGCGGTCGGCTCAACGTATGCTGGCAGAATCTCGCCAGGAGCGATTTCGACTAGCGTGTTCTGGCCGATTGACTTGACCTTTTTGCCCTCTGGCCAGATCAGAAACGAAAACGCGGCCTTCGCATATAGCACTTCGGCTTGTGATTCTTTGTTGAACAGTTGTCGCGATTTTTCCGCGATTCCAGACAGCGGTGACCGATAGTAGCCTGGATATTTCTTGCTCTTGACGATGCCCGCGCGGAATACTGGCAGCAGTGGCTTTTTATCGACGCCGATCATCGTCAATGTCGTTACTGGCGCAGTGCGCCGGATCGTGTGCTGATCATCGGCGTAAATGTCCGTGACGGTGACGCTGTCGCCGGTGATTTCATACTTCCGTATGACGCGCAGAAACACTTTTTTTTCTTCATCTAACTTGGTTTCGCCAGTGTCAATCATCGCCATTGTCAGCTTGCCGCGCGAATCTTCGTTCCAGTTGATGACGTGCGTCGGGCTATATAACGACACATACGGCGACACGCCAAGCTCGCGGCGCTGCGCTTCTGTCTTGATTTCGACGTCAGTTGCCGGCGCGTCTACTACGCCCCAGACAACTCCGTATGTTCCCATTTCGTCAAATACGTGTTTGCGCCATTTGCTGATTGGCTGACCAGCGCCGTCTATGTCTTCAAGCAGCGGCTTCAATGGTTCGGGTACAGTCTCGGTGACCAACGCCTTGCTGAATGTCTGCACCCAGCGTAGCAGAATTTCAGACGGGATACCGTGCCACGTCGCCAGATTGCGCCGATACTCATACTTTTTTTGTGATTCCGCGGGATACCTGTACAGGTATTGTAGAATCGCTGGCATTCCCTCGACGACGCTTTCGAACAAGTCCCACAACTCAAGCCACGTGGCAAAGTGCGGTCGGTATTCGAGTCTCGCTTTTTCTTCGTTCATTCCGCCTCCTATATTGGTAGCTGGTCTGCAATTTCTTCAAGTGATGGTTCCGGCCCGCCCGGAATGCGCCGCATGTATGTCAGCGCATACCTGTTCCTGTCCATACAGTGGTCGTGTTCCTTTAGCGGCTTGTCGTCCCCTCTGTCTTGCGCCTTTCGATCCCACTGATACAGCGCAAACTCACGGATTGTTTCGACACAGCGCTCATGCACGAAAAACTGCCCTGTGCTTATCAGAGTCTGCACCAACCTGTTGCCGTTGTTGACGTCGTTGTTGGCAGACAACACGCGGAACCCGTTGCGTCGTAATTCTTGAATGAAGCTCGCGGCGGACGGATCGCACAATATTGCGTCCGGCGTCCGGCCCTTCAGCCACTTGCGCAATTGTACGGCATGTTCCGCGTCGGTTCGCTGTTT